AATCCGACGGTTTTGCAGCCCTTTGAGTATTTTCCCACCAGCCATGCAATACTTCAAGAGTTCTTCCGCAGCACCCGCTTTATCGCCCCGAAGCAGCTTTTGACGAAGCGTTGAACGCTGGAGGGTCCCCAGGCCCACGTTAAAACTAAAGCTAACAAGGCTATCATACATGCCTTGTGTAAGAGGAACGGGACAGAATTGAACAACTCCACGCTCGAACCTTGCAAGATCAGACCTGAGAATCCCATCTACTTCGTCCTTTGAAAACGTGCGGCTATCTTCTGGGCGAAGCGGGTAAGCGCCTCTTTGATCCATTGGTATCTTAGCTTGGTCTGGGTAAAGTACATGTCCAACTCCTATTGTCCAAAGCAGGGCTGGGCACCGATACGGCTTGTACCGAATGCCCTCGTGGTGGCAGATGACCTTAATGGCCTCTGGGCTGAGATTCATTTGGATTTAAAAGCTTGGCCACCAAACCAGAACGACACAACGCAGGCCCAAATGATCTGCGTTTCATCATCCCACAATTGATCCATCGCCACATTAAAGGCCACATCTGTGTGCCATGCGTAGTAAAAACCAAAGATTTCCACAAACATGAACATGGCAAACATGCCATAGGTGATAACGCTCCTAGTGGCGGCTCTCATATTGATGACCCAAGTGCTGGCCCCTTGACCCAGTGCTACATCGTGTGCGTACAGGGCTTGGCGCTCCTGCATGGCCGTCTGGGCGTTGGTGACCTCGGCGTTGATCTGAATTTGCTCAGTCTGGATGTGTTCAATCCGTTCCTGCGCTTCCAGGCCAGCTTTCTTTAGCGTCAGTTCCCGCTCGGTCTGCATGGCGGCAAGTGCCAACTCATGCTTCTTGTCGGCCCGGTCTTGGAAGAATTCCAGAATCTTGGGCAAGCCGCCCATGAGGAAGCTGATAAGGGATGAGAATAAAGTGATCATTGTTTAACCTTTCAAATCAAAACTTAAATTGGGGTGGCGTGGATACTGCACAACGCGCTCCCCTTCAGGACACTTGTATTTGATGGTCGCCAGCAAGGTTGCCTTGCCGCTGGCAATCTTCTCTTTTTGCACCATCGTCAACTGGTACGTAAATGTATCAATTTCTGGGCCTGCTGGGCCGCTGAATCTACTCGCGGTGGTGGTCGCTTCATGCACCATGCCTGATGCGTCCCGAATGCTTGGCGTAAAGCTCTCAACAGAGCAGTCATCGCGCTTCTTTATTCTTGCCACAGTGACATTGATGGGCTGTCCAGCCTCTGCCACGATCTCGAAGTTCTCAGGTGACCACTCAATGATTGCGCGGTCAAACCAACCAAACTTGTCGGCCAACGTGTAACTGCCACCCAGTGCGGCAACGCTTGCTGCAACTGCCCCAATGGCTTTGGTAAGGTCAATCATTTCTCTTCCTTCTTTTGAGTTTCTTCAACCTGTTTCCTGAGCTTTTCCACTTTTTCCATCTGGGCCTTGGCCTCTCGCCTTACCACCATTGTGTCCACATACATCATCCCAACAAGGGGGAGCACCAGCACAAAGACCAGTGCAAACAGGACTAAGACCAGAAGGTATCCAAAAGACCCCGATGCTGAAGACTGATTATCCACATTAGGCCTATCAAGTAAGCGACTACGAAAACCACCGCTACCGTCTCCAGCACCCTGTCCAGAATTTGATTTTTTAACTTTTGTCGCCGCCATGCTTTCACCCGCTTTTCGTGCAGTTCACGAGCCGCTTGCTCTGACTTTTGATCCAAGAGCCGCTGGTACTCTTCTACGATGTCACGCCACATATCAGGCATTCCCATCTCCCAGCGCACCATTTTCTCTAAGTCAGCGTAAAACTGCTTGGTCTGCCGCAGATACATTACATTGTCTATGGCTTGTGTGGCAAGGTCGTCTTTAATCCCCTTCTTCTGATTGTCTTCCCGTTGTACTTCTGCTTTCTCGTGGCTGGCCTCAAGCTCGGCGTGCCCCTTAAAGAACTTTGACAGTGCGCCACCCACTTCAGTGGTGATCTTTGTCAGATCGTTGCCTGTTTTCTTCAGGTCTTGGTAGACGGCAACGCACCCTTTTATGCCTTCATAGGCTCCTTTGCACAATGCGAATGCCGTGATTGGATCAATTTTATACCCCCAAAAGCTTTAAAAAAACATCAAGAAGTTGCCCGCTGATGGGGGCGGAGTAATCACCCACCCAGAGTTATTGCCCCCATCTATAGTATTTGTTGCATTCCAAGTAGCCCCACCCGTGGCTGTTGAGTTGCTGAGTGACAGATAGTCTGCGTTTACAGTGCCGCTTGCTTTGGACAGCGTGTGGCTTGAGGCGGTAACCGAACCAACGGTTAGAACTCTTGTAGATTCTCCACTAGCATTCCAATCGGTAAAGGTACTTGTTGTACCAGCAGTAAAATAAATAGCTGTTGCACTAACGCTTTTACGGGTATTGGTAATATTGCTGAATGTGTTTGATCCTGTAATGATCAAATTACCTGCACCACCTTGGTTAATTGTGCAATTAAATGTAGACCCCGCACCTACAAATGTTTTTTGGGTTGCGGCAGTCATGGAGATTGCGCCTGTGCCTGTGCCTGCTGTTGTAGTAAAACCTGTGGGATTTAAATTCCAAAATGCAGTTGTAGAGGCTGCTGGGCAGACTAATGTGCCGCCGTTAAAAGTTAAATTTTTTGTGCCTGTGGCGGTTGCGAAGTTACCAGTTCCAGCAGTATATGTAAAGCCATTTAAATCTAATGTTCCATTTGCTAATGTTGTAGAAGCTGTTGAACTTTGCGTCAAAGCAGCTTGCAAAGTAACTGAACCACCCGGGGTGTCAATGTATATATTTTGAGTAAATGATCTGCCAGCACTTGTTATTGTTTGTGTTGTGCGACCTGAAAAAGTAAAGGTTGCAAATACTCCAGCACCAGATAAAGTTATTCCTGTACCGTTAATCCAATTACCCAAAATAGAGCGGAACTCTGTACCCGTTGCCAACGTCATAGTGTTTGACGTTCTCAACGACATATCTATCGTGCCAATGTTGTAATAATCATTAATAGTTGTTGTTGAGCCAGAGGCAGGATATGTAGCCGCAGGGAATATAGCCGTATCTTGCGCTAGTGGGAACGTGGTTGCGTCTAATGCCCCGCCTGATGTAGCAGACCAAGAGCCTGATCCCGTTGCACCCCAATTAGCAGAACCTGTTTGGCCATAATAAACAGTCTTAGCCGCAGGGAATGTAATACCACTATTGCCTTTGCAATCCCCTAGTCTTGTTCCTGACGCAGGAGATGCCGCACCTGCAATGGTTATATCTCTAAAGTCTACGTCTGTTAAAGATACAGCCGCACAAGTTAATGTGCGTGTAGTGCCAAGAGTGTTAGAAGAAATCTGCATACGATATGCAGATGCAGTACCAGCACTTACTGTAAATGTTCCGTTGATTGTTTGATCTGCGGTAATACCAAATAGGCCAATACCAACAGTTGTTCTACCGGTTATAGTTAAGTTGTTGAATGTGTTTGCGTCTCTTAGTCGTGAATTAAGAGCTCCCAGAGCCGTAGATGTGTACGTTAAGTTGTAATAAGTTAATCCGCCACCATAAAAAGTTGATGCTGTGCCAGAGTTATTTATTGTTGATGTTCCTGCATTAATTGTTAGATTAGTGCTACTGTCTATATTCCAAAAAAAGCTAGTTGAATCAGTAAATGTTAATGTAGAGGCATTTAAATTTAATGTTCTTGTGATGGACCCAGTAGTATAAAACGCATCCGCAGTTACCGCATAGTTTCCTGATGAAGTATCAAATGTTCCTGCATAAAGGTAGACGAAGTTTGAGCCTGCAACAGTCAATGCACTTCCCAAAGTCCAACCACCACCACCAGCGCTAAGACCAAAAGAAACGCTTCCACTAAAAGCAACCCCATTAGTTGTTACAGTCTTTCCAGTTGTCGTAGCGTCAAATATGGTTGTTCCTGTATATGTTGCAGAAAAGTTTGTGGCTTGAAATGTAAGGCTACCTGATACCGTCAATCCAATACTTGTACCAGCAAGTGTCATCACCCCATCTAAACCAGACGCTAAAAAGTCATTACAGACCCTTGGCGTGTTTGCCATAGTGACTGTGAATGCGCCAGTACCTACGTTGCTGTTTGCGTCAAAGAAAACATTATCTGCCGCAGTTGGGACAGACGCACCACCAGCCCCGCCTGATGACGCAGACCAGTTAGTTGTGCTTGTGGAATCCCAAGTACCTGTGCCCAGAATCCAATATCTGTCAGCCATTTTTTACTCCGCGATCAAAAAAAGGTCTATTTTCACGGTTATACCTGTGTTGATACCGCAACTACGTCCCAGCGTGTATTGTTAGCGTTGTATATACAACCCACATACGTTGTTTTACTTGCTGTTGTCGTTGTTGGCAAAGTTACACCAATAGCTGTATAGGTTGCATTCCAAGTCAATGCTCTGATAGTTCCATTGTCCAAAAGCCTAAATATCAACTTATCACCATCAACAGGCGTTCCTGTTGGCGCGTTAATGGTAAGTCCTGCCGCCAATGCCGTATAAGCGTAAATATCTGCCGTTGCAATGCTTGGCGTTAATGTTGATGCTGATGCGGCTGAAACCACCCTTGGGTCAATGCGCTTGTTGGTTAGTGTCTCAGTACCTGTGTAGGTAGCAATAGACGCACCGGCCAATGTAGTAGCACCCGTACCACCATTAGCTATTGGTAGAGCAGTACCCGACAATGTGATTGCCAATGTGCCACTTGTTGTAATTGGTGAACCAGCAACAGACAAGAATGCTGGAACAGTTGCCGCAACACTTGTGACTGTTCCACTACCCTTATTATTAAACGTAGTCCAATCTGTGCTTGTTAAATAACCGTCAACTGATGTGGTAGCCGCCGCCATGCTAATTGCGGGAGTTGTGCCGCCACTTGAAACGACTGGAGCAGTTCCTGTAACACTTGTGACCGTGCCCGTACCCGCCGCCGCCCATGTTCCATCACCACGCCAAAAGGTTGATGCAGACGCACTTGTCCCGCTGTTTAAGTTAGTCACAGGAAGATTTCCTGTGACACCTGTGGTCAAAGGTAAGCCGGTTGCGTTTGTCAGTGTGCCGCTGCTTGGCGTACCTAAAACCCCGCCGTTGACTACGAATGCCCCTGCCGTGCCTGTATTTACACCCAGAGCGGTCACAACTCCTGTTCCTGTCGTTGTTGTGCTTGGAGCCGCTCCAGCGCCTCCGCCAACCACCAACTCGCTGGCTGTCAACGCCGCGCTGGTTGCCCATGTTGACGCGCTTGAAAAATACGGAATGCCGCCGCTTGTTCCAGCCACAGTTAAGGCCAAGGTGCCGGAAGTGGTTATAGGTGAACCAGCAACTGAAACTATGCCGCCCGTGAAGGTCTGCGCTACGCTTGTGACTGTACCGCTGGTTGCTGGAGATGCCCAACTAGGTGCACTGCCAGTTGTTGCCGTCAGGACCTGCCCAGTTGTACCCGCCGCCGTAGCCACAGGGGCCGCACCAGCACCGCCACCGTAAACAACACCATACTGAGTCAATGCGCCTGACGATGCCAAAGTTCCAGAGGCGGTGTAGGCTAGAACACCACCAGAAGTTCCTGCGGTTAAGCCAGTTCCGCCATTGGCAACAGGCAACGCTGTACCAGAATACGTTAAAGCCAATGTTCCAGTGGACGTTATTGGTGAACCAGCAACAGACAGGAATGCTGGAACAGTTGCCGCAACACTTGTCACGCCGCCAACAACGCTGGTAGCCACTTTTACAAAGTCAGACCCGTTCCATGCACAAACAGCAGACTCACCAGCAACAATCGTCACACCTGTCGTTGGGCCAGCACCAACCAACTTAACAGAAAATCCGCCTGTTGTAGCGTTAATGATGGTGTAAATTTTTGACTGCGCAGGAGCCGTGATTGTGCGTAAAACCGTTCTTGCTCCCGAACACATCAAAATAGCCTGCCGTGATGTGTTGGACGCTCCAGTTGTGGTGGTCAGCGTCACATCTGCGTCTGAAGAAAGGGTGGTTGTCCCGGCAATTGCTGAGTCTAACAACGAAGTAATGCCGTTGTTGACAGTATCGCCCCACGTACCGCTCAATTCCCCCGTGACGGGGAGAGCCAAACCTAAAAGTGATGTGTATGCTGTTGCCATGTCGGTTCCTTAATATGTCTGGACATCGGTCCATGAGGGGCTTTGGGTGTTATTCACGGAACCCCAACCGGGTGCATTTGTGTTGCTCACATTTTGCCAGTTAGCGGTCTGATTGTCATCTACTGAAGCCCATCCTGCGGCTTGAATGTTAGAAATATCGCCCCAATCGGCGTTTTGGGTGTCATCCACGGGGTTCCAGAGGTACCCGCCAATGAATTGATCAAATGCCGACACCCCTTCTGGGACGGTGATGTTGTATGTAAAGTTAGGCTGTATAAAGTCTACGCCGGACGCAGAGTCCGTAAATGCAGCATTGAATATGGATGCCGCTACAGTAAAGGAGTCCAGCCCGCTGGCGGTTTCGGCAATAAAGACCGCAAAATCTTGGGTGGCAAAGATTGAATCCACCCCTGAAACCGACTCTGTAATACCCACGGCATATGTTGGGATAGAGAATATGGAATCCACTCCGGATGCAGCTTCGGCAATGCTTGAGCCAAATATGGAGCTGCTGGAGATAGAGTCCACGCCAGAGGCAGTTTCTGCAACAGCGGAGGCAAAACTCTGGGCGGCGGAGATAGCATCTACCCCCGACGCAGTTTCCGCAATGCCCGTGGCAAATATTTGTTTAGCACTTGTGGCGTCTATCCCAGACGCAGTTTCAGCAACATCGCTCCCAAACACTTGTTTAGCACTTATGGCATCCACCCCAGCCCCTGTTTCAGCGGCGTAGGCGTTAAATGTGCTGGCTGCAACGGAATCAGAATCGAACCCAGATGCCGCTTCAGAAACCACACTGCGATAAGATTGCACCGAACCTACCTGATCTATGCCTGTGCCTGTCTCCTCAACATTGGTGGCAAATGTTTGTTTGGTACTTACTGCATCAATCCCAGAACCCGTTTCATTAATGTCAGTTGCAAAGGCCGCGTTGCTGGATACGCTATCTATGCCGGATGCGGCCTCTTCTGAAAATGCATTAAAGGTGCTGGCAGCAACTGAATCCTCATCTAAGCCAGAGGCTGTTTCAGAAATAGAAGTAATAAAGGTCTGGGCAGCGTCTATTTGATCTAAGCCCGATCCTGTCTCCGCAACGTTGGTGGCAAAGTCCTGAGACGCAGCTACCTGATCTATACCCGCCCCTGTCTCCTCAACATTAGTGATAAATGTCTGGGCGGAAGAAACGCTATCAATTCCGGATGCGGCCTCATTCACGTCAGTCAAAAATACAGCGACTGAAGATGAGGAATCAACCCCAGATGCGGTTTCTGAGGCGCTAGAATTAACGGTAAAGTTTGCATCTACTTGATCTAATCCAGAGCCAGTTTCAGAAATGCTAGATGCAAAGTTTTGGGATGCGTCTATCTGATCCACTCCGGAAGCGGACTCTGCAACATCTGTTACAAATGTTTGTAAGGCGCTAGTGTCATCTACTCCGCTACCGGATTCTGCTATATCTGTAGCAAACGTGGCGGCAGAAAATACCTCATCAACGCCTGATGCATTTTCTGATAAATTAGAATTAACAGAAAAGTTTGCGTCTACTTGATCTATTCCAGAGCCGGTTTCAGAAATGTTAGATGCAAATTCTTGGGATGCGTCTACTTGATCTATGCCAGAGCCTGTTTCCTCAATAACGCCAAGATAAATTAGAGCTGCATCTACTTGATCCACTCCGGACGCAAGTTCTTGCACAGCCGAATAAAAATCAGCATATCCAACTATGCTATCAATACTAGAAGCCGATTCTGTAATAAATACATCATATATAACTCCGCCAAAAGTCCATCCTGTGTTATTACCCCCATCTACGTTTCCATTTGTTGTAAATGCTTCCCAAGTTGCCCCGCCAGTACCGTCTGACCTGCTAATTGAGCAAAAAGAAACAGAAACAGTACCGCTTGCCTTGGACAATGTGTGGCTTGCCGCAGTCACAGAGCCAATGGTTATCAGGTTGCCTGCCGTGCCTGACAGGCTGAAACTGCTGAATGTGCTGGTTGTCCCTGCTGTGAACAAAACTGACGCTGGTTGAACTGTATTGGTAATGTTGCTGAATGTGTTTGACCCTGTGATGGTCAAATCCCCTGCGCCACCTTGGTTAAGTGTGCAGTTAAAAGTAGAACCAGCACCCACAAACGTCTTGGCAGTTGCGGCAGTCATGGAGATTGTGCCTGTGCCTGTCCCTGCGGTTGTTGTAAACCCTGTGGGAACAGCGTTGTTAAATGCAGTTGTAGATGCCGCAGGGCAGACTAATGTTCCACCATTAAAAGTTAAATTCTTTGTGCCTGTGGCGGTTGTAAACGCAGTTCCAACAGTTAAGGTTTTTCCATTTAAATCTAATGTGCCATTGGTTAACGTAGCGGTTCTTGTAGAACCCATTGTCAGCGCATCTTGAAGTTGGAATGTGCCGCCAGCACCGTTAAACGTCAAAGGAAAATCTATTGTTTTTGCGTTTGTGGTGATCTGTTGAGTGCCGCTTGTTGCGCCAAATCTCATTTCATTTGCGCTAGCAGTCAGTGTCATGCCTGAAGAAATTGTTAAGTTTCCATATATTATTGCAGCGGCTGTTGCACCCAATGTTCCAGCGTAACCAGTAAAGTTAACATTTCTTACTGTGTGGCTGGCTCCTGCTAAAAACGTCAGCGGATACGTTCCACCAGTAAAATTAAAACTTATAGCGCTTGATTGTGATAATGCGTTAGGAGTTACAGTAATAGCAGTAGAGCCTGTACTTGTTATGTTAACAACTTGTGTGCCTGATGTCGTAAACATTGTGACTGTCAATAGACTAAATACAGAAGCTGTACCAATACAAGTAATGTTTCCAGTGCCAAATGCAATTGATCGGCTAGCGCCTCCGCTAGAAAGGAACGATCCAGTAGTAAGTGTAAAATTGTTTAAATTTAATGCGCCAGCTGTTAGTGTTAGTACTCTGTTTGACGCTAGAGTAAGCGCACCTTGAAGTCGTTTTGTGCCACCAACAATAAGGGAAATTGAAAAAGGTATTGTTTTTGCGTTTGTTGTTATATCTTGAACCCCAGTTCCCCCTAAAAAGAATGTTGCAACAGAAGAAGTTAACGTCATGCCCGAAGAAAATGTTAAATTTCCAAATACTGTTGCTGAAGATGTTGCGGCCAAAGTGCCTGCATATCCAGTAAAGTTAACATTTCTTGCTGTGTGGCTGGCTGCTAAAAACTGCAACGCATAAGTTCCACCAGTGAAATTAAAACTGATGGAGTTTGCCTCTGATGTTGCGCCGGGTTCAACAGCAATAGCAGTAGAGCCTGTGCTTGTTATATTAACTACTGGAGTTCCTGTCACAGTAAACCCTGTAACTGTTCCCATATTCCATACCGCAGGGAAAGTACCTGTACCTGTACATTCAATACTACCTGTGCCAAAAGCAAGGGTTCTAGTGTTTGAGTTGGTTGAACTAAATAGTCCTGTGATGAGTGTAAAGTTGTTTAGGTTTAATGTTCCATTGGTCAGCGTTATAGTGTTTGTTACGCTTGTTGTTAACGCATCTTGCAAAGTAACCGAACCACTTGGACTGTCAATCGTAATTGAACTTCCAAATGTTCCTCCTGCTCTTGTAATTGTTTGTGTCGTGCGACCTGAAAAAATTAAAGTTCCCCCTGCAACAGTAATTCCCGTACCATTTATCCAGTTTCCACAAATTTGAACCTGATTTGTTGAGCTGTATGTCATAGTATTTGACGTTCTCAATGACATATCTATTGTGCCAATGATGTACCTGTCATTCATATATGCTATAGAGCCAGATGCGGGATACGTAGCCGCAGGAAATACAGCAGTATCTTGTGCCAATGGGAACATGGTTGCGTCAAATGCGCCACCTGATGTAGCAGACCAAGAGCCTGTGCCCGGAGTACCCCAGCTATTAGTACCAGTATTACGATAGTAAACAGTCTTAGCCGCATCAAAAGTTATGTTGGTGTTTCCTTTGGCATCCCCAAGTCTTGTTCCAGACAACGTACCATGTGCGCCAGCAATAGTGATATCTCTAAAATCAACATCAGACATTGTGGCAATTGCCGCACAAGTTAATGTACGAGCAGTGCCAGTAGTGGCAGATGCAATATACATGCGGTATGCAGAAGCAGTACCCGCACTTACTGTAAATGTTCCGTTGATTGTTTGGTTTGCGCTAAAGGTAAAATAAGATATACCTTCAGTAGTTCTACCTGTTAAAGATAAATTATTGAATGTATTTGCGCTTAACATTGACGCATTAATTGTGGTAGATGTAAACGATACGTTGTAATAAGTTAGGCCTGCTCCAAGAAATTGACTATTAGAAGCTAGAAGTGTTATTTGTGATGTGCCACAATTAAATGTTAGAGCAATATTGGCAATGTTCCAAGCAAGTTGAGAATTTACAGTAACTGTAGAAGCGTTTAAATTTATTGTTCTTGTGGTTGAATCGTTAGAATTAAACGCAGTAGCAGTTACAGCGTAGTTTCCTGATGATGAAGTATCAAATGTTCCCCTTAGAACCGTAATGTCTCCACCACTAACAGTTAAAGCACTACCAAGCGTCCAACCACCACCCGTACCCTGAAAAGTAACCCCAGCACCAAAAGCAACGCCATTGGTCGTTACAGTTTTACCCGTTGTTGTAGCGTTAAACGTAGTTACGCCTGTATAGGTGCAAGTAAAGTTTGTCGCTTGAAAAGTAAGACTGCCTGATACTGTCAATCCAATGCTTGAGCCAGCAAGGGTCATCGTTCCATCAAGACCTGACGCAGTAAAGTCATTACAGACTCTTGGCGTATTTGCCATAGTGACTGTAAATGCGCCAGTACCTACGTTTGAGTTTGCATCAAAGAATACGTTATCTGATGCAGTTGGGACAGATGCACCGCCAGCCCCACCTGATGATGCAGACCAATTAGCCGTGTTGGTGCTACTCCAAGTACCTGTGCCAAGAATCCAATAGCGATTAGCCATTAGACCTCCTCAGATGGAGTTTCTTCAGTAGGTGGTGCAGTAATTACAGCAAGCCAGTTGTCAAACCTCTGCTGTTGCATGGCATCAATTTCAGCTTGTGTTAACCCGTGATCGTCAGGCAAGTGCAAAGCATCAGAAAATGTGCCGTGCTGTGAAGAAAAAGAAAAATCAATCTTTACCATGTCTATCTCCAAAACAAAACGGCTGGACAGCGCCAAAAGACACTAGCCAGCCGCTTAACTAAACGCCAGTTTACGCTGCTACTAGCTGCGCCTCATCGAACCAGCGCTGTTGGGCATTGCCATCAGCATCAGTCCACTCCACCAGATAAGAGACATTGCCGTCTTCATCCATGCGTAGAGCCTGTACGGGGCCTTGTGGGGTTACCGCCAGCACTTTAACGGCTTGGCCTTTTGTAAAAGTTGTTGCCATGATTAAGCTCCTAATTAAGTTGCTGTTAAGCTGAATGTGTAGGTCACGTTCAATGTGTCACCAGACACAACCGCGCGGTCACCGGGGGATGTGAAGTCAGATGCAGAGAACAAGATGCCAGTAGTACCGCCCTTAGTGCTGATGCTTGTCAAAAACGCGCCAGCAATTGTTGAAGTAGCGTTGATGGTAAACGAAGCAGGAGAAGCTGAATTGGTCTGCACAGATGGGTTGGCTGTTGTGGCTGTACCAAATGTAGCGGCAGGACGCGTTGCGTTGCTGTAACCGGTGTTTTCTGACCAACCAGCATGCGAAGACATGGTGTCGGCAGCAGCGATCGTAGTGCCAGACCCCGGGCCAGTAATCAGACCAACGTACCAAGCGGCGGTGTAAGCAGAGCCTTTGAAATACTGTGCGTTCATATCCTGTAGGCCAACGTTGACCACCAAGTTAGGAGCTACATCTTCCCACTTTAATTTTCCATCTTTGTCAAAACATTGGACGGTGTAGTAGCCTTTTGCGGCTGCTCTCTCGTCCATACGCTTGGCTGTAGCTAGTGCAGCCGTTACTAAGTCGTGAGACTTTGCTTGTTCATTAAACATTTGAAACCCCTTAAAGAAAACTGCTTTACGCAGTGATTTGAGACATGATAGCGGAAAAACCCCTGGGCATCAAACACTCCTGAGTAGTGCTGTGGTTGATGTGTTGGCTGGCATTGTAATTAAGAACGTGGTGACTGATGTCTTGTCAGACCCAAAATCCAGTACGGCCACCGACTTGTTGCCCTGGGTTGAGTTGTATATCAAAGCACACCGAGCCGTCAGAGCCGCTGTCCAAGATACATTGGCAAACCCAACGTAAGCCGTAGACCCAGATGTGCTGATGGTGATCCCGGTCATCGTCGCCCCGCCAGCCACATAAGTGCCTGTAGCCGCCACCTCATTGGTTGCCGAATACACCGTAGTGTCTTCGTTTAGATTAACGTTGGCTGTGTACAGGGCGATTTTGATCACATCCGTGGTCAGGTCATGGATGCCCTGATAAAGCTGCGCTTTAAAACTGGTGGTCTGGGTCTGAACAATGGACATTAATTTACCTTGATCCTAGTCTGCCCATCCCGATACGCGTCCATGCGCTGTTTGCCGTCACCCAAGTTCTTGAGCAGAGTAATCGCTTGCAAGTACTGCGCTTGATAGAGTTCAACCAAGTCCTTCTCGCCCTTCATGTAGGTAATGGCTTCAAGCAGCGTCCCATACAGCAAAGCAGAGTCAAAGTTGTCCCCCAACCAAGTGGTTGAGGCCGTCACGATGGACTCTGGGTAATAGTAGTAATGCAGTTCAGCGCCGTAAGCACTGTTCGGTGTTGGCCCAAGAATAAAGGACAGTTCGGTATCCAAATTAGTTACGGGGCCAAATATTGCATAGTGCTTGGGCGTACCGGTTGTAGCAGGATTGGGATACGCATCCCGCATAAAGTTCACATCTTTGTTGAGCAAGTAGATGTAGCTTCCCCCGCCGCTTGGATAGATAGCCAGCGAATACACAGACAAGAAATCATTTGGACACGATAAATACTTATTACTAGCCGTGAGCGTTCCGGTCACGTTCTTGCGCAAGTTCGCAATCTGGACCGTGTTGTAGATGCGCTGCTCCGCCTGCTTGATCATTGTGTTCATGTCCGTGGTGTTGAACGTGTTTTCACAATAATCGCTGACAGCGACTACAAGCTGGGCATAAGTCATTGCCATGGTTACATCAACCCATTGGGCCTCTGGACATCACACCTTTGGTGGCCGCGCCAGTACCGCGCATCTTGATGCCGCTGGTCTTGACTTCATCGTTGTTACCGATGCTCACGCCGTCCATGGGAGTCCAGTCGGCTTTACGAGGCATGGCTGCTTTGGGGCGCATAGCCACGCCGGGCTTGCCGTCCATGGTGTGCGGTTGAGCGTAGACGCTGGCAGAGCCGACTTCTTTACCCATCATTTTTTTGCTGAATTTACCCATCATTTGCTCCCAGATTTCTGGTTCATTGCGCGAGACAAATTTTTACCGTATGTTTTACGGTCCATGCTGGTGGGCCCACCTTTTTTAAGTTTCAAGGCAGTACCCTTGCCACCCTTGTGTTTTTGGGCATCGTGCTGTGAAAAGGCTTTTTTGATCATCGCCTTGTCTTGTGCCATATCTTTCTTGTCCATGTCTGCTCCTAAGTTACGCTTACCGTTACTGTACCAACACTTGCCGTTGCCACCAAGTAGTTTGGCGTTAAATCCGCATCAAAAAAGCTGGACCCGCCTACCGGTCTCCAACCCCACTGAATGTCCCTTGACCCGCCAGACGGAAACCCGCCCGCGTTGATACCCGAAGTCACATAAGTTGTATCTGGCCTGGGTTGACGAACCGCTTGAGGATCATCCACCGGATACATGCCCAACTGTAACTGCGGTTGGTCTGGGTCCCAGCACTCTGGGCACACCTTGATCTGGAACAGCTTGGTCTTGATGACCTCGTTTTTAAGCTGTTTGAGTTTAAAGCGTTGCCCGCACCGATCGCACTCGGCAATTGAAAACTTGCCAGAGGAGAATCGATTACCCATTACGGAGTGCTCCCCCCGATGAAGGACTGCCTTGGCACAAGGCGCAACGCGGCTTTCTCGTGATCTTCACCTGCGGCAAGGCCAAACTGCTCGTCGTAGACCGATTTGAGCATCTCCATGCGTCCTTGCAGTTCAGGAACCTTCATCGCAATATAGTAGGCCAACCCTGCCACAACACAGGGCAGGAAGCGGAAGTTCATGTCCGCAGTCTCCACACCCGCGCCAGCATCTTGCACACGACGCATGCGGTAGTAGACAAATTCATAGGAGGTGGACCCGTCAGGGGTTGGCCATACAGTTACGGCGGGTAGCTGGGGCACGTAAACGGCGGTTGCGGCGGTGTGAGCCGCTGCCGTGGTGTTGTTTTGCCCGCGAAACACGCTGTTCAAAGTGTTTCCGGAGATGTAGCCATAGTACATAGTCTCGTCGTCCAGCTTGATGTAGCCAGATGATGCCAGTCCTACGACAGAACTTAACGTAAGCGTGGTGGCTGTGCTGGTGATAGTGCTTGCCAACGTCAATGTAGTTGAACCAGTCTCACCAGACAGACGCTGAATCCAAACCTGAATAGGCCGGGCTTGGGTTAATTTGTTGGGGATTGTGGCGTAGGTAGAAACACTAATACGCGTGATGGACAAGTCAGCTTGAGTGGTGGCGCTGTTGCCGCCCGTGCGGATCACATGATCCAGCAGGTCAATAGTATCCAATGGCAGCGGATAAGTATTCAATCCCTGCACCAGCGGGAAAGACCCAGCCTCAATCGTCCACATGTTCAAACCACGATTGGCCCACTCGATGGTCATCAAGTTCATGGACCTGCGGGCAGTACGCAGATCGTAGCCAGAACGCATCTCACGGCCAGCCCTCTCCCACGCTTCCTCGGCAATCTCCGTGAAGTCAGGGTTGAACGATGTAGCGCCGGTTGTGGTCATCTAAATCCTGCCGTTTTCTTTGCTATTGCTTTGGGTTGCGCCACAAACTGTTTACCTGC